AGGTCGTCACGGCCCCGAGCGTGGCCCGCAGGGCGGGAGTCGTGTAGACGCCGGACGTGGCGCTGCGGTAGACCTTGTACCCCGTCGCCCCCGCCACGGCGGCCCAGGTGAGCGTCACCTTCTTGGCCGTGTCCGTGACGTTGAACGAGGCCTCCAACGAGCCGGCCGTCTCGCCCGTCGCGTTCGTCGCCGTGATGCGGTAGTAGCGCGTGCCCGTCGCGCCCCAGGTCCCGCCCGTCGGCCCCACGGCCGCCGCGAACGAGTACGGCGCGCTCAGCGTCGCGGTGTCCGCCACGAGGCGGACCATCGTGTGGCCGTCGCTGCCGCCCGCCTGCGCGATGCCAAGCTGCACGGTGATGAGCGCGCGGTCGCCGTTGTTCTCGACGGCGAACTTCTCCGGCGTGCCCGTGGCTGCGGGCTGCGTGGCGAAGATGTCGGGCCAGGTCTTTCCGGTGATGCTGGTGTTGCCGTCGTTCGCCAGGTGCCGGATGCTCGCGCCCATGGCCTAGTTCCCCGTGTATGCGGAGCCGAAGAGGTTCGTGATGCTCACCACCTGCAACTCCATCCGGTACGCCGAGATCGCCAGCCGCCCGTGCGGGCGGTGCGTGAACGCCGCGATGAAGACGGTGAACTTGTTGCCGAGCCAGTCGTCGAGGACGAACGTGGCGCCGCGCGTGCGGTAGTAGCCGTCGAGGATTTTCACCACCGTGTCGTCCATGGGCTGGTCGAACGAGCCCTCCAGCGTGAGGCGGCGGTCGGCGGCGAACACGCCGAAGTCCTGGATCGTGGCGGCCCCCTGGAGCCCCGGGTGGACGCTGTGGCGCTTCGGCCACTGGTACGGCTCGTAGGGCTCGGGGTCCGTGGTGAACGTCGTCTCGCCACCCGTCGGCCCGATGGTGAGGCGCCCGAAGGCCGGGATGGTCGCCGGCACGTCACACCGCGACCCCGGCGCGGCGCATCTCGGTCTTCATCGTGTCCACGAACTGCCCGTAGAACCCTTCGAACAGCTCGCGCGGGAACGCGCCTTCGAACCTCTGAGCGTCCGCCAGGAGTTTCTCGGTGGTATCCCCGACGATTTGCGCGACTTTCGCCATCGCCTCCTGGGCGCGGGCCGGCAGCGCCTCGAAGCCGGCGGCGATGGGTTCCGTCAGCGCCTCGGCCTGCGCGCCGCTTGGGATGAGTCGCCCGGCGTCCTCGACGGCGCGCTGCGGGGGGCCCGTCTGCTCGCGGAGGAACTCCTCCTCGGCGGGGGAGAGGCGGAGCCGCGGCAACGGCGGCGTGATCTCGCGCGGCGGCTGCGGCAGGGCCGGGGCGGGTTCCCGGGCGGGCTCCTGGGCCGACGGCTCGGCCGGGAAGCCCTGCTGGCGGAGGAAGTCCTCCTCGGCTGGCGAGAGACGCCGGGCGGGCCGGGGGGCGGCTTCCGGCGGCTCCGGGATCTCGGGCGGCGGGACCTGGGGGGCCGGCCGGACTGGCGGCGCCGCAGCGGCCTGGGCCGCCCGCTGTCTCGCCAAGTCGAGGAGGCCCTGCGCCTGGCGCTCCGTGAAGGCCCCGGCGGCGACGCCCCGGCGGATCCTCTCCTCCTCGGCGGCGAGGTCCACCGGGGCGGGCGGGGCCGCCGCCGGGCGGGCCGCCGCCGGGGCGGGCCGCGGTGTCTCCCCGGCCGGGGCTGGCCGCGGAACCTCTCCGCCCGGCGTTGGCGCCGCCTCCGGCCGCCGCTCAGGCACCCTGCCGCCCGCCATGCGGACCAGCTCCAACACCGCGTCCTCGACCTTTATCAAGCCGGCCACGACGGCGGCGCGGAGGTCGTGCAGCTCCGGGACGAGGGCCTCTGGGAGGCGGACGACCCCGGCGATGATGTCGCGGATGGAGCCCACCTGGCGGGCGCGCTCGCCGGCCTCCCGCGTCTCCTTGATGCCCTCGACGAGCCCGCGGACGCCGCCGACCTCGAGCCCGACGCCGGGCGTGACCTTCGCCGCCTGGTCGAGCCGGAGGCCCTCGCCCTGGAACCGCGTCTGCGCCCGGGCGAGGGCCTCGCGCTGCTCCGCCCGGAGGGACTCCAAGGCCTCGGCCAGCGTATCCTGGGTGAACTTCGTCTCGGCGGTGAACCGGCCGAGCGGGCCGAGCTTCAGCCGCTCCTGGAGCTTGCCGATCTCCCCCAGGGCGGCGGACTCGCGCTCCTGCTGGAGGCGCTTCTCGGTGTCGCGGACGGCCACCAGGGCGTCGCGCTGGCGCTTGGAGCCCTCCTCGGCCTCGCGCGCGATGCGCTGCTGGCGGTCGATCTCCTGGAGGAGCCCGATCTCGCCGAGCTTCCGGCGGAACTCGAAGAGGTCGTCCTCCTCCTGGCGCTCCTTGTCGCGGAGGGCCGTCCGCTGGCGGATGGCCTCCTCCTCCTGGCGGAGGGCGAGCCGGGCGAGGTCGGCGCGCTTGTCCTGGATCTCGCGCTCGACGCGGACCAGCTCGGGCGCCGCCTGCCGGGCGGCCAGGACCTTGGCCTCGTTCGCCTTGCGCTCCAGCTCGGCCGCCTCTGTGACCCGGCCGGCCTCCCGGGCCCGGCGCGCTTGGTCTTCGATCCGCGCGGCGGTCCCGAGCGCCGCCTGCTGGCGCTGGTCCTCCGTGCGCTGGATGGCCTCGGACTCGGCCCGCAGGGCGTCGATGGCGATCTGGAGCTTGGCCCGCTCGATGCGCTGCTTCTCGGCCAGGGCCGCCCGCTCGAACCGCAGCCGCTCCTCGATGGTCGCGCCCTCGCGCGCCTCGAACTCCGCGCGGCGCTTGGACAGCTCCGCCTCGGCGTCCTCTTGGATCTTGAGGAGCGCCTGGGCGGCGCCCTTGCGCCCCTCCGTCTCCAGCGCGAGGCGGCGCTTGAGCTCGTCCGGCGTCTCGGCCCGCAGGCGCGGTTCGATGACCGGCTTGCCGACGAGCGTCCGGAGCTCCCGGTCCTTCTCGATGAGGGCGTCGATCGCCGCCGTCTCCGCGCGGCGGAGCTGGGCGGCCTCCTCCGCCCGCGCTTCGATCAGCTTCCCGGCCCCGGCGGAGAGCTTCTCGGCGAAGGCCGCGGCCTCGCGCATCTTCGCCGGGTCGGGCAGGCCCGGCTCGATCTCGGCCCGCCGCTGGGCGGCCAGGGCCAGGATGCGCCGCTGGGCGTCGATCTGCTCCTGGACGGCGGCCACGCGCTGCTCGCGCGTCCTCTCGATGTCGCCCTCGCGCGCCGCCGTCATCTGGTCGATCGCGGCGGCGACCTCCCGCGTCTGCGTGGCCTCCGTGTTCAGGAAGCGCCGGAGCTCCGGGTACTGCTGCGCCAGGGCGCTGACCGCCTTGGCCTGGTCCTCGCGCGCCGCCGTGGTGTCGGTCAGGACCGCCCGGACGTCCTTGAGGCCGGAGATCTCGGCCACCAAGAGGCGCTGGCGCGCCTCGGCGGCGCGGCCCGCCTCGGCGGCCGCCTCGGCGTCCCGCTGGGCCGCCTCCACGCCGGTCAGGGCCTCGCCGCGGGCGCGCTTGCGGAGCCTGTCGAGGGCGTTACCGGCCGCCTCGAGGATCGCCGGGATGCCGGTCCACTTGAGCCACTCGTTGTAGGCGGCCACTAGGTTGGCCGCCAGCACGCCGAGCGAGGCCGCGAGGCTCCCGGCGATCCGCACCGCGTCCCCGAGCACGGCGGCGAGCTCGAGGAGCGCCGGGGCGACGGGGCGAATGCGTTGCAGGAACTCCAAGAATCCCTGCACGGCCCCCGTGGCGAAACGCCCGATGCTGTCGCGGACCTGGACGACGCTCTCGTTGAACACGAAAATGCCGCCCCGGGCCTCGCCCAGGCTGTCGCGGATGGCCACGAACGCCCGCCGGATCAGGTCCATGGCGGGCGCCAGGGCGGCGCCGGCGAGCTGCTCCTTGAAGTCCCGGAGGGTGGACAGGATGCCGATCCACGTCTCGCCCGCCTGCTGGCCCGCCACCTGGAAGGACGCCGTGCGCTTGATGAGCTCCTGGAAGAGCGTGCCCTGCGCCTTCCAGTTGTTCACCTGCTCGTTCTGGATGTTCAGGACCTGGGCGATGCGCGTCCGGTACTGGATCGTGCCCTCCAGGATCTCGCGGATCTCGATGGGGATCTGGACGAGCGGCAGGCCGATGGCGGCGGCCATCTGCGAGAGGGCGACGACGACTTGGCGGATCTGGTCCACGGACAGGCCGACGGCGGAGCCGGGGCCGATGGCGACCTGCATGGTCTCGATGAGCTGCTGGAGCGTCGCCGTCGTGAGCAGGGCGTCGCGCTTCAGCTTCTCCATCTGGAGGCTGACCTGCTCGCCCGCGATGCCGAGCTTCTGCGCCCCCTCCACCTGGCGGCCGAACTGGTCGGTGACCTCCAGGTTCGTCGCCAGGACGGCGCGCATGCCGAGGACCATCTGCTCGATCTGCGCGTTGAACTGTGCGCCCGCGCCGACCCACTCGCGGACCTGGCGGACGGCGAACACGACGGCGGCCAGCCCGGCGAGGGTGCGGAAGGTGCCGGCGAGCCCGCCGTAGGAGGCGCTGGCCGCCTCGCCGGCCCGGCCGAAGCGCGCGGCCGCGTCGCCGGCCCGGCCGATCTCCCGGGTGGCGGTCTGGAAGGTGCCGGTGACGGCCTCGCCGAGCTGGCGGACCTGCTCCGGCGTCTTGAGCCCGGCGAACACCCGCTCGAACTGCCGGGCGAGGCCCTCGCGCTGGGCGGCCTCGCCGACGCCGGCGAGCGCCTGGCGGATGTTGGCGCCGATGTTTTTGAGTTGGGCGGGGTCGGCCAGGGAGGCGAAGAGGCCCTCGAAGCGGGCGCGGACGGCCTCCAGGCGGGCGGGGTCCGCGATGCCGGCGAGGGCCCGCTGGAGGTTGGCGGCGAGGCCCTCGAAGCGGGCGGCCTGCGGGATGGCGGCGAGCTGGGCGGCGGCCCCCTGGGCGGCGGCGGCGAAGCGCTGGATCTCGGCGACCGCCGCGGCGGCCTGCCGGGCGGCCCGGGCGAACGGGTCGGACTCCGCGACGGCGGCGAGGCCCGCGGCGGCCCCCTGCACGGCGCCGCGGAAGCGCTCGACGCCCGCGACCCCGGCGGCGGCCTGGCGGGCCACGGCCCCGAAGGTCTCCGCCTGGCGGAGGCCGGCGAGCGCCTCGGCGGCCCGCCGGACGGCGCCCGCGAAGTCCCCGACCTGCCGCGTGGCCCGGACCGCCGCCTGGCGCAGGACGTCCACGCCGTTGGCGCCGTCTTGGACGGCGGCCTTGACCTCGCTGGCGTCCGCCCGCAGGCGGACGACGATGTCGCCGATGGCCCCGACGTCTAGTGGCACGTCTCGCTCGTCCCCATCTGGGACCACACGTAGTCGAGGTACTCGCGCTTGGCCATCTTCCGCGTGTCCCGGTGGGCCGGGTCCGCCGCCCCGCGGCCGGCGTGCCCCGCGTCGGGCCGGGCCCGCCGCTGGAGCAGGAGGTCCCCGTGGAGGAGCAGGTGGAGCTGCGCCCGGGTCAGCGTGCGGCCCACCGCGTTCAGGTCGGGGGACCCGAACGTCTTGCAGACGTAGGTCAGGACGGCGTGCTCAGGAAGTCCTGGACCGCCCGCGCCGCCCCCGTCCCCCTCGACCGGAAAAAATCGGCCACCCGGTCCATGAGCTTGTTCTTCTCGAGCTGCCGCCTGACCACGTCCACCATGTCCGCCGCGATCATGCGGTCGGCGACCCACTCCGGCGTCACCGCCGGGTCGGTCATCTGGGCGACGATGGCGACGACCTCCGGGAGGAGGCGCGAGAACTCGCCGACGAGGGCGGCGCCCCAGGCCCCGTCCGGGGACTCCAGGACGCGCCCGAGCGTCGGCTCCAGCAGCGCCAGGACGCGCCGCTCATAGGTGAAGGGCATCTGCCGGATTTGGAACCGCCGGTCCTCGACGGTGAACCAGTCCGGCGAGGACTCCGGGAAGAGCATCTCGCCCCGCACGGCCTCGGCCGCGCCCTTGCCGTCCTTGCCAGCCATCGGACCCCTCCCCCGCGCGCCGGGCCTAGTCGAAGTCGTGGATCGTGAACACCACCGTGTCGGCGAAGTCCGCGTCGGTCACGCCGAACGCGGTCGCCTCCAAGGCCAGCTTGACGTTCTCCCGCCCCCCGGCGAAGTCCGGGCGGAACCCGGCCGCGCCGAAGGCGACCTCCGGGAAGTGGTACGCGACCTGCCCGGCCCCGACGGCCATGTCGTGCACGGCCAGCACGGCGAAGTGCGGCAGCTCGGTCGTGCCCGCCGCGTTCTTCCGGGCCAGGACCTTCTGGACGAGCATGCTGGTCGTCGGGAGCACGTAGAGCGCCGGGCTCACCGTGATGACGTCGGCGGCGATGACCGAGATCGCGCTCGTGTTGAGCGAGCGCGTCAGGTTCGCCGAGAGGTCCACGACGACCCGGTCGCCCACGGCGAAGTTGGCCCCCTGCCCGGAGGCCAGTGTGAACTGCGTCTTGTCCGCCACGCTGGCGATGCCCGAGGCGGTGGGGGCCGCCCGCAGGGCGTTGAACGGCAGGGCCGCGCCCAGCGCCTGGTAGACGCCCGCGGCGTCGTACTCGTGCAGATTCGCCGTCAGCCGGCCGCTCAGCCCGATGACGGCCTGGAACTTCACCGTCCGCAGGACGCCGGTCTGGAGGTTGAAGACCTCCTTGGTGGCCTCCACGGTGGTGTCGTCGCCCGTGGCCCCGAGGTCCCGCCAGCCCGTGGGCGGGGTCTCGGTGTCGAACTTCGCCGTCTTGTCGTAGGCGGTCCCCACGGCGGAGACGAAGAGCCGGACGAACCCGATCCGGACCTTCTTCTGGTCGCGGAGTCTTCCCTCCAGGGCGGTGGATGCCATCGCTCGACCTCCTTGCTAGCGCGCCTCCTCGAAGTAGCGCACGGTCAGCGTCCGGTTGAGGTGCTCGTACCGGCTCTCCGGGTCCGCGACCCGGCGCCAGGACCCGTGGTAGTCCGGCAGCAGGAACGTCCCCATCCCCGTCGGGGCGGACGGCGACGCGAAGTTCTGCTTCGGCACGGCGAAACTCGTCAGGACCTCGTCCACCAGGCGGGCCATGACGGCGGCCTTGCGGCGGCCCCGCTGCGCCGCGTCCGAGTCCGCCACGATGTCCAGGCTCACCAGCAGCTCGTGCCACGCCGGGTTCGTCCGCAGCACCGGGGCGCTCGCCAGGAACAGCACGTTGAGCTGGTTCACGCCGAGCGGCCCGTCCGCGTCGGCGGCGACCGCCACGCCCTTCGGCGCGAGGCCGGCCTGCAAGAACTTGAGCATCGTGTCCTGGGCGTGGACCACCTAGCCCCCCGGCGGGCCCGGCGTGCCCCGCGTGAAGAAGCCCCCGCGGCGGCGCACGGGGAAGGGCGCCGCGAGCGCCCGCAGGCGCGCCTGGGCGGCGGCCTCCGCGACCTGCCGCTCCGCCTCGCGGGCGACCACCTCGCCCCCGCGGTCCTCGGCACGGATCACCGCCCAGCCCCGGCGGGACCGGCCCGTATCGATGGGCGTCCGCGACCGGATAAGCAGGCGCCCAGCCTCGGCCGCGTCGTCGAGGGCGGCGGCCATGCGGGTGCGGAACGTCCCCTGTTTGATGGCCTCGCCCGCCGCGACGCCGGCCACGTTGAGCCCGAGATGGGCGGCGATCTCGCGGAGGCTCACGCGGACCATGCCGGCGGGCGCCATCCGGCTCGTCCCGTACTCCAGATATTTCACGTAGGGCACCAAGTTGAAGATCACGGCCTCCAGGTCGAGGTTCTCCCGCAGCAGCGCGCCGACCCAGCCGTCCAGGCGCGCGGCGTCCACCTCGACGGCGATCACGGGCGCACCACGCGCCGCACGACGGCGGCGACCTGGACGGCCTGGCCCTGGAAGGCGAAGGTGTCCACCCGCACCACGCGGTACTCGTCGGCGCCGACCACGACGGCGTCCGCGCCCCGCACGGCGCTCTCGGCCACGCCGGGCGGGAAGAGCACCTGGAGGTCGCCGAACAGGAGGCGGCCGTTGGACTCGGCGACCTTCTTCTCGCTCACGTTCGCCACCCACGGGCGGGGCGCGACCTCCGTGTCCGTCACCGTCTCGTCCCCCTTGATCCCCAGCAGGGCGTCCTCCCCGGTCGCCGCGACCGCCCGCAGGAACACCGCCTGGTCGGCCATGCCGAGGTCGCGCATGGCGCCCGTGAGCAGCGCCCGGAGCGCGCCGACCACGTCAGTGCACCGGCCCCGCGGGGCCCGCCAGGCGCGCGAGCGCCCGGTCGCGGTGCGCCGCGGCCAGGTCGCGGAGCTTGTCCACGCCGAACTTCAGCGAGGCGCCTCCGAAGCTCACGGACTCGACCACGGCGGCCCGCGTCGCCCGGGACTCGAAGACGACCGCCGCCGCCGCGTCCAGCAGCGCGTCGATGTCCCGCTCCGGCACGCGGTTCACGTCCTCGACGCCCGCCCGGTACACCACGTAGACCTTGTCCCCCGTCGTCGTGGGCGGCGGCATCAGCCGCACCTCCAGGCCGCCGCCCGTGGGCGCCGGCATCGCCTCCCACTCGCCCCGGAAGCGCTCCCGCGCCGCCCGGAGTTTCTGATACCAGATGGCCAAGAGCGACGGGCTGTCCCAGAGCGAGAGCCCGGCGCCCGCGTCCAGCTCCGGCTGGAACAACAGCGTGTCCGCCGCGAACGGGTCCGGCTCCGCCGGGGAGGCCTGGATGTTCCAGTGCGCCTCCAATACCGCGACGGCCCCCGGCACCGCATACACGGGCTCGTCGGCGACCCCGTCGAGGGCCGCCACGGCCACGCGCCCGCGGTGCCGGGCGTAGAGGCGGAGCGCGGAGGCCAGGCCCTCCTCGAGCCAGGCCTCCGGCACGTCCGCCGCGTCGGGGCCGCCCTGCCGGAGCCGGAGCGCCCGCAGGGCCTCGGACTGCGTCACGCCGCCCCCGCTAGGCCGTCAGCTCGAGCGAGGCGTACATCTCCGGGATCACCATCTTCCGCGCGTACCGGCTCATCATCCCGCGCCGGTTGGTCATGTCGTGCGGGTCCTGGAGCAGCGCGGTGGTGAAGACGGGGATGTACGGCGCGTAGACGTACCCGGCGTGCATGAACGACGGCCCCCGGTAGCCCAGCAGCATCTTGTCGGCGCTGAACCAGGGGTCCTTGAAGACGAGCCAGCGGTTGCCGAGCGTCCCGAAGAAGTGCGACCCGGTGAAGGCCTGCCACTCCGTCGGGTTGACGGTCGGGGACAGGCTGAACTCGTCGAGCTTCTCCAGGTAGCCCGCCGCGTCCGCCCCGGCGAGGATCCACGTCGCGTTGACGTGCCGCTTCTTGAAGACCGCCGTGTTGGCGTCCACGATCTTCTCCCAGAACTGCCGGCGGTAGACTTTCGGGTCGAGGTTGCTGTAGGGCGTGCCCGTGGGGGCCGTCTTGGAGAAGGTGAACTGGTTGCCGACGGGCACCTGCGACAGGCAGTCCTCGATCAGCGTGCGGTCGATCTCCCGCACCAGCTCGTCGGCGACGATCGCCATGAGCTCGGCCTCGGCGCTGAGCGCGTGGTCGCTGCGCAGGTCCTGCTCGGCCTCGATGGTCCACTTGGCCTTGAGGGCCTTACGCTCGGCCGTGACCGTCACGTCGGTGATGCGGTAGTTCACCTCGGCGACGGCCGCCCCCTCGCCCGTGGTCGCGTAGTCTTTGTTGAAGACGGCCGGGTCATCCCGGTTGCCGCCGCCGGTGTACTCCGTGTCGAGGAAGAAGATCTTCCCCGTGGAGCGGCTCATCGGCTGGACGCTGAAGAGGTCGTTGGCGAGGAGCCGGGGGAAGACCCGGCGGACGAGCGGGAAGGCGAACGTCGTGAACGGGTCGCCGAGGGACGTGGTGACGAGGTCCTCGGTGAGCTTCCCCTCCCTGACCAGGTGGGCCGCGATGTTGTCCAGGAGGGTCTCGGTGATCATCCGGACCGCGGGGCGCTCGATGCGGTCCGCGGGGTCGATCTTCTTGCCCTTGATGATGTGCGCCCACCGCCGCTCTCGGGCGGCATCTTCGGTGAGCCAGGTCGCTCCCTCGTGCTTCATCGCCCTCCTCCACTCCGGGGCCGCGTCGCGCGGCGCCCGGCAAACGGTTTGCCGTCTGTGCGGAGGGGGCGCTGGGTTTCCCGCCGGGCCCCCGGCCCGGTCCTAGTCGCGGACGCCGGCCAGCCGCCGCTCCCGCCGCTGCTGCGGGGTGAGGCCGTCGTCGTCCTGCCGCTCCTCGTGCACCTTGCCCCGGCCCGGCAGCGCGGGGAGCATCTCCAGCAGGCGCTTGACCTTCGCCTTGGCCGCCGGCAGGCGCTCGTCCACCTGCTGCGTGCTCCGGCAGTCCCGCAGCTCCTCGGCGAGCAGCTCCGCGCCCTGCTCGGCCTTGACCTTCTCGCCGATGTAGGCCGGCACCTTGGCGGCCTCCAGGTCGGCCAGCAGCTTCGCCTCGCGCTCCTGCGCCTCCTTGAGGCCCTGCCCCACCTTGTTCAACTCCTTTTGGAGATGGTCCACGGTCGCCTTGAGGGCCGCGTCGGCGGCGGGGACCTTGTCCTTGTCGTCCTCGGGCCCCGCGAACGGCGCCACGGCCACGGCGATGGCCTCCAGGGCCTCCAGCATGGCCGCGACGTGGAACTTCTCGGCGACCTCCTTCTCCACCGCCTCGCGGATGGCGTCCTTCTCCTCGCCGATCTTGGCGAGGACCTTCTCCTCGTACTGCTTGGCGAGGGCCGCCTCGATCTCGGGCTTGACCTTGGCGGTCACCTCGTCGGCGAGCGCCTTCACCAGGTCGGGGTGCTTCTCCTTCAGCTCCTTCAGGTCCATCGGTGCGCCTCCTTCCTTGGCCGCAGCGTCCTCTTTGACTTGCAGGACCTTGGCGTCCTCGAAACCAGCATCGTTCAGGACTACGTCCGCGGTAACCATTTGGTACGAGGATTCGACTATATCCGCTGGTTCACCGTTGAATTGCCCCCTTGCGCAGGTTCCGAATCCCCTTACGGATACTGGGACAGAACCGGTCACCCGAATGACTTCTTGGAGCACTTTCCCGCGCCCGGCATTGAGTACCGTTGCTTCTCCGAAAACCTGGGAACCTTCCATCCAGATTTTTCGCCACACATGAGAGATATCGTTGAACGATGTCATCCCGTCTTGCGGATGCCCTCCACTTCCGAACGCCACGCCAGCGGCGATGCGCTCTTGCAACTTCCCTACTTCCCTCTGAACAATTTCGACGGGATAAACTCTGTTGTTTCTGTTCTTGATCCCGGCTTCGAGGAGCCTCGCCTTTATCTGCATCCTCCCGTCGCCATCTTTTCCCTCGGAAATGATGGTTACGGGCGCACGGGTTACTTCGATGAGGATCGGCTCCCTAGCATTAGTGCTCATTGGATGCTCCCTTTCATGCGCCGGGCAAAGGGGCCATCGCTGTCAATTCGCTGGCTTGATTCAATGGAGGCAGACCCTTCTGAACCCGGCGATATTGTCTCAAGTATGCGGCCCGAGATTCGCGGGCCTCTGCCGTTGCAAAACGCTTCGCCGCCCTTGCTCTATCTATAGACCATATACCAGACGGCTATTGCTGCGGTCCCCGTCAAGCGCCATACCTGGAGTGGCCTCCCTGGTTGTTTGCGGTTTACTCTAGTAATTGTCCCACCGAAGATGCCCCGTATTCGGTCAAGAGGCCAAGATGTTTTCTCGCAATGGGCGATATCAAGAGCCTGACTAGCCACCAAGGTTGGATGCGCAGCGTTTGCGACGAAACTTCCCTCGCCCTCCAAGAATCCAGCCGCCCACTGGATGTCTTCTCGAAACTTGCTCACGCCCCCCTCACTCCTCCTCGCCCGCCGGGACCGGCCGGTACTCCACGCGCACCCGCTCGGGCTCACCCAGCGTCGCGTCCCCGGCGTCGTCGATCTCGTAGTCCACCGCCCAGAGCTTGCCCTGCCAGCGGAGGATGGCCCGGTCCGTGAAGACCTCGATGACGTAGGGCGTCTCCATCATGGCCATGGCCGGCGTCGGGCCGTTCCCATGCGCCTCGTACTTCTCGCGGACGGCGCGGCGGACGGCGCCCTCGATGTCCGTGAAGCTGTGGTCCTCGACGGCCTCCGCCAAGGCGGCGCGCACCACCTCGCGCACGGCCACGGTCCCGGCCAGGGCGCCCTCCATCATGCGGCCGACGCTTTTCTCCACCGCCTTCTTCTTGCGCCTCCGCATGCCGGGGGGCGCGGCGCCGTTGTCCATGCCGTGCGCGGCCTCGCCCAGCGGGCGGCCGTTGGCGCCGGCGCGGGGCCCGCCGCACATGGGGCAGCCGCGCGCCCGGCGCTCCTGCATCAGGCCGGCGCGGATCGCCGACCAGAGGGGGCGCGTCTCATTCGTGGCGATGGCGGCGTTGGCGACGCGGAAGGCGTAGGACTCGCGGTTCTCGGCGCGCGTCTTCTTCGGGTCGCGCTGGCGGTCCTTCTTCGGGTCGTACCCGGCGTGCGCGGCGTTGAAGGCGGCCCGCCAGATGTGCTGCTTCTTCGCGGGCAGCTTCTTGATGTGATCGGGGAGGTCGCTCAGCTTGTCGTAGGGCATCGCCGCCCCCTCTCCGCGCCAAAAGAAAACGCCCCGCCACCTGGGTTCCCCCAGGCAACGGGGCGCTGAGTTTCTCGCCGGGCCCCTACGCTCTCCGGTCTAGCGTCTCACCGTCTCCCCCATGATCATCAGCCGCGCCGCGGTCTCGCCCGTGATCTCGACGCTGGGCGGCTCCGCCTTGAGGCGCACGGAGCCGCAGCCGTCCATGTCCAGCGTCACCTTACCACGGAACCCGGCGGACCACAAGTTTTCGAGGGTCAGGACGAGCCCCCGGAACTTGGGGTCGCTGGCCGGCCGCGGGCCGTTGCCCTGGGCCATCAGACCTCCTCGGCCTCGGAGACCCGCAGGTACGCCGACTTGTACTGGTAGTGCAGCGCCCGCAGGAACCGCTCGGGGTCGCTGGCGTCCAGCCGCTCCAATCCGCCCGCGCCGTCCGGGGCGACAATGTCGTCCGCCAGGATCTCCCGGAGCAGGGCGCTGTCCGGCTCGGCCGCGAGCTTGCCGTCTGTGAGCGTGATGGTCCCGGCCTCCTTGTCCTGGCCCCCTGCCATCGTGTGCACGGACACGCGTAGCGTCACGGGAGGTCCCCCGTCAAGTCCCGGAGCCGGCGGATATTCGGCTTCGTGATGGCCCGCCAGCGGCCCGCGACGCCGCGGATGGCCTCGTCCTCCAGCCCGGCGGCCTTGAGGGAGCGCCGGACCGCCGGCCACTTGCCGACCAGGGCGCGGCGGGCCTCGTCGAACGGCGAGAGGGCGCTCGGCCGCTCCAGCTTCGAGATCGGCCGGCCCCACACGTCGGCCCGCTCGTCGGCCTCGCGGAGGATCCGGAAGTTCCCCCACTCCGCGAACGGGTTCTTCACGGGGAACGCCAGCCCGTTGTCGATGAGTTTCAGCCGCCCGCCGGACGTCACCATCCAGTTCCCGGCGTGCCGGTCCGTGTTCCCGATGACGTAGTCGAAGACCGCCGCGCGGGCCAGGTCGCGCGGGCCGTCGTAGCGGTCCTGAGACTGGACCGCCTTCGCCACCTCCGCGTCGCCGACAAACTCCTGGATCGAGCCGGCCTGGCTCCCCACCGTCCGGGCGAAGGTCTTCGGGACCATGTCCTCCATGCCGATCCCTTTCGCCAAGGCGTAGGCCGCCGCCTCTCTCCGGTACTGCGTGCCGTCCGGGACCAGGCCGGGCCGCAGCCCGGGGCTCTCGCCGGCCGTGGGCTTCCAGACGGCCTTGCTGCCGTCCTGGAGGGTGACGATCTCCGTCGTGTTGACGCCGCCGCCGAGGCTCTTCCTGCCCGTGACCGGGCTCGTCTCCAGGCTGTCCGGCTTCTTGGCCTTCGGGGCCTGCCCGGCGGCGATCACCGGGCGGTCTTTGACGATCGCACGCTCCTTCGGCCCCCGCACCGCGCCGACCCTCGGAACGGTCTGGCCCCGGATCGCCCCGATGGCGAACAAGAAGCGGAGCTGCTTTTGGGAGAGGCGCCCGGCCTCGTCTAGGCGGCCGTCCTCCGCCATCTGCCGCACGAGCTGCCGCACGCTCATCTCCTCGTCGAGCACGGCCCGCAGGGGGTCGGGGCGGGCCTCCTCCTCCACCCCGTCGAGGAGCCGGAGCAGGTCGTCGCGGAGCTGGCGGAGGGCGTTCGCCACGGCCGTCTCCTATGCCTGGACGGCCAAGAAGCGCAGGCCCTGCTTGCGCGCCTGCTGACGGGCCGTTTGGCGGGCCACCCGCAATGGCGTGCGCGTCCCCGCCAGGCCGGTCGCGCCGAAGTCCCCGACGGATACGGCATAGTAGTCCCGCAGGCGCCGGAAGACATCCGGCCGCACGGCGCGCACCTTGCGGAGTTGGCCCGCCACGGCACCCCGGATGGCCTCGCGCCGGGCTGGCCCCAGCGCCAGGCCATGAGCCGCCTGCCGCCCCGCCCGGATCGCCCCGATGGCGAACAGGTAGCGGAGCTGACGAGTCGAGAGGCGCTCGACCACCGGGTGGGAGGATGCCAACCCGGCCTCCACGACGCAGCGGAGGCTCCCGGTGCCTGCGAGGACATCTTGGATGGCCGCCGCTAGGCTCACCGCGCCACCCCGAAGCGCCGGGCGATCCGCACGTCCCGGGAGGACCGGGCGGCCGCGAACCTCTGGAGGCCCGCCTGGCGCCGGACGAGGGCGCCCGTCTGGGCCCGCCGCGCCCCGGCCAGCCCGCCGCCGGAGCGGACGACCGAAGCCCCGGCCTGGCGGGCGGCCCGGAAGACGCCCCGGGCGAAGAGCAGGCGGAGCTGCCGCGGCGACAGGCGCTCGACGACCGGGCCGGCGGCCTGGAGGCCCGCCTCGACGACGGCCTTGGCCCCCCCGCCGCGCAGGGCCTCCGCGATGGCCTCCCGCAAGCCGGCGCGGGCCTCGTCCCGCCCCTCCCCGCTCATAGGCCGGCCCCCTCCGCGCGTGTCTCCATGATCTCCAGTTGCTCTATCAGGGCCGGGACGACGGCCCGGGCCAGGCGCCGGTCGAGGTCGGGCCGCAGCCGCTCCAGCGCGCCCTTGGGCCCCTCCACGAACACGCCGATCTCGGCGGCCAGGCCGTCGTCGAACGGCCCGACGCGGAGGCGGCCGTAGTCGCGGGCGCGGAGGGCCTCCAGGACGGCGCGCATCACGCGGAGGTTCGCAGAATCGTCCACGGAGCGGAGCACCAGCACCGGCATCTATTCCCCGCCCTGCTGGACGAACGATTCGGCCAGGCCCTGGTTCTCCTCCACCACCTTGTCGATCTCCTCGATCACCGCGTCCATCCGGTCCCGCAGGCGCTTGGCGTCGGGGCGGCCCTGGCCCTTGGGCGCTGCGGACGGGGCGGGCTCCTCAGCCCGCCGCTGGGGTTGGGGCTGCTTCTGGGCGCGCTCGGGCACGGGACGCCGCCAGGTACTCCACCAACTCCCGGACTGGCAAACGGTTTGCCAGGGCCTCTTGGAGCGTCACCTCCTCCGCCCGCTCCAGCTCCGCCTGCGTCGCCCCCCGCCCCCGCTCTGGGTTCTCCGGGTCCTCCAGGGCGTAGGAGACGGCCCCGGCGGAGACGGCCACGGCCACGATCTTCCACACGAACGGGCTCTTGCCGATGCGGAACCGCTGGCCGACACGGAACTTGGCCGCGCTGAGGTCCTTCACGGGCTTGACGGGGCGCTCCCGCGGGGGCGCCTTGGGCCGCCGCAGCTGCGGGCGGCCCAGCTCCCTCGCCGTCTCCGCGTCCGGCGGCTCGGGCTCGCCCGCCTCCGAGACGGGCCCTGTCAGCGCCGAGGCCAGGACGATGTTGGCCGCCCGCTCGATCTCGTCGGCCGCCGCCCGGTCGCCCGCCGCCACCTTGACGGCCGCGCGCCGCGCCGCCACGGCCGCCTCGAAGCGGTCGAGCACGTCGTCGAAGTCCCCCCGGCTCGCCCGCCGCAGGCGCCGGAGCTGCTCGCCCGTCAGGTCGCGCCCCTTGAGGACCTCCTCCAGCGCGCCCCGGTCCACCGCCTGCCCGTGCGCCCGGTTGCCGGCGGCCCACGTCGGCCGCTGCCAGATCTTGCGCTCCTCCAGGAAGCGCACGAGGCGGTCGGCCATCTGCTGGCGCGCCAGGATCTCGGCCCGCCGCTGCGGCCCCGCGAGCTGGTCGGTAAGCTCGCGCGAGAACGTGATGCGCGCCGTCAGGTTCTCGATGAACGCCCGCTCCTGCTCGGTGGGGCGGCGGAAGCCCTTGGGCGGGAGGTCCTCGCGCGGGGGGCCGCCCCGGACGGCCTCCTCGGCCTCGGGCTCGACTTGGCCGGGGCGGAAAATCAGGCGGCAGCGGCAGTTACTATTATGTGAGACGAGGCCTTCAATTACGAAGGAGTGGTCGTCTTCGATGGAGAGATCGTAGAGCGGCGTGCTAGGCGGAAGCATCTCATTGAGCAGAATTTCCGCGTCCAATAAGTTCTGAACTCCATGCGGCAATGGGCGCATGTTCGCTGCGTCGGCCCACCTTTCCACCTGGGATTCATTGACCCAGAAGAATGATGTCGCCGATGGTCCCCGATGGTCATGAGCGATAGGTTTTCTATCCGGTCGTCTGTCGGATCGCCATTGATATGATGGATTTGACAACCACGCGGAGCCGGACCGTTCATGTTCTGCCATCGCCAAATCGAGCGAAAACTTATCCGTTCCCTGCCATCCTCCGTCCAGAAGATCGCGCAATAGCGCCCGTCCTTGCGTGCATTGCGGAAATGTCCCTCTTGAAGATCCGCAAACTTCCTCGGCCGACTCACATCCTCTGTGCGCGGCGAACCCCATTGAACCAGAGCTTTGCGTCGCATCGCGCACGATAGACATTGTGCGGATATCCAGTGCTTTGGCGTCCCGCAATGGCAGACACTCGCGCACGACCGGCAAAGATCGGATTTCCTGTGTGACCGCATCACACCTGAGCAGCGAATGCAAACTTTCGGCATGGGCAATACTATATATCTGCAAGCGATATTTTTCAATGCTCTCTGTGTCTTTCCACCCATCGGATGTCAGCCACCAATGGTCGGCGGTGCATCCGACGAACTCCCCGGACGGGGAGCGGACGAACGCTTGCCGGTGCTCCGGGCCGGACGGGCGCACGATTCTTGCGGTCACCCGGCGCCACCTCTGCCGATGCGTCCACACGAGCGCCCCGGGTTCGACCAGGCCGATGGGAATCCACCCCTTGTCCGTCAATACTCGGCTCCACGGGGTCGTGATGCACTTGCATTCACTGGTGCCGTCGCCCGGCGTGGCCGGCAACGTCGCCTTCGTATACGGGCTCCCGGCGGCGAAGGTGATGCACGTCCGGCAGTGCTCCGCGACCCCGAGCGCCCATACGATCTGCGTCGTCTCGTCGTAGGCGTCCACCTGCCCGTGGCGGTAGATGCCGTCGAGCGTGTCCACGTACATCTGCATCCGCCGCGCCGGGTCCATCCGCGACGTGCCGTCCTCCACCGCGTCGATGAAGGCGCGGGCGTACCCGCCCTCCTCCTTCGCCGCCCCCTTGAGCCAGGCCAGGTCCTCGGCCTCCAGCGCCAGGCTCCCCACGGGCGGGCCGCCCCCGGCGCGCCGCAGGCCCACGCGGTACGCGGCCTCGTAGTGGTCGCGGATCGCCTCCTGCATGCGGCGCCTGAACTCCGCCTTCGTCACGTCCTCGGCCTCGTAGGCGCCGAGGAGGCCCTGGAGCGCGTCCTCGAAGCCCGACTTCAGCTCGGCGTAGGCGGCCTCGGCCTCGCGGACGGCGGAGCGGGAGACCTCGGGGCGCAGGGCGCGCTCGGCGGCGTTGAGGGCGGCGCGGACGGCGGAGCGCGAGCGGCGCGAGCCGTAGCTCTTGCCCTCGGCCAGCAGGGGCAGGGCCCGGTCGATGGCCTCGGCGAGCGCCGGCGTCACGGGGAGCCCCCCGAGGGGCGCCGCGGCGCAGCGGGCGGCGGGCCCTCCAGCACTCGGATCTGCCGCTCCACCTGCCGCAGCTCGCGCTCGATCTCCGCCAGGCGGCCGACCTCCATGTCCGTCAGGCGGCGGCGGCGCGCCTCCACCTGCAGCTCGAACCGCTGGCGCTCCAGGGCGCGCCGCTCGCTGTGGAGGTAGAGTACCTTGACCCCGCCGATCTGCTGGCGCACGTCCTCGGCCTTGGCGTAGCGGCCGTCGAAGGAGAAGCCGGCGGCTATGATGGCTCCGACGGCCCCGGCCGTGGAGGCCGCCCACTTGAGGCGGCGACCGAGCCCGCCGGCCTCACTCACGGACAATCACGGGCACCCGGGAGAGGGCGACCGTCTCCGTGCGGAACGTGTTGACCCGCAGCGCGAGCCGCGTCTCCAGCCAGTACCGTCCCGGGGACAGCCCGGGCGGGACCTCCAGCAGGACCGACAGATTGTGGCACCCGACGCCGAGGGGGATGCCGGCGCGGACGGGGTAGCGGTAGGCCGACACCATTCTGGAGTCGTTGTCCTCCACCAAGGCGGAGAGCACCAGAGGCGGCTCGTGCGCCCGATCGTAGCAGATCTCGCGGTAGGTGAAGAAGGAGCCGCCGGGGTAGACCGACTGCACCGGTCGGATGGCGGCGCGGTCCGTGGCGGACCCGTCGTGGACGCCGGGGTACGTGTAGACCTCCCGGAACCCGTGCGGCGGCCAGAAGAGCAGGTAGAGGTTCGCCCCGGCGCCGCCGACGAGGACGGACAGCGCCGCGTACACCACCACGAGGCGCCGCCGCAGGCCGTTCGCCCGGTCGTTCACCGGAGCGCCAGCCGGAGCAGCGCGCCCACCACGCCGAGCAGCAGCGCGCCCGTCAGCCCGTACGCGAGCGCCTTGACCGGCAGGAAGGCGTCTTTCGTCACCGTCTCCTGCTCCAGCCGGTCCTCGATCTCCTCGATCCGGCGCTGGATGTTCTTCAGCCGCTCCTGGTGCAGGATGATCAGGTCGTGGTCCGAGAGCGGCCCGTTCGGCACCGCGCATCATCCCGCCCCGTCCGCGGCGGCCCCGTTCCCGGACACCGGGACGAAGAGGCGGCGGCCGCGGCGCGGCGGCTCCGCGGCGCGCGCCCACCGCTCGCCATCGGCCTCCCAGTCGGCCAGCTCCCGCAGCGTCTCCAGCGCGCTGGCCAGGCGCGCCTGCGCGTAGGCCTCCTCCCCGGCGGGCGGCGGCGCGCCGCCCCCGAAGGCCCCGAAGCTGAACGGGGCCGCGGGCTTCGGCTCCAGGCCCATCTGGGCGATCTCCTCGTCCGTCAGGCCGAGGTACTTGCGGAGCAGGAACGCCGCCGAGACCTCGTTGATGTCCTTGCCCCAGATCTTGGCGATCTCCGCCTTGAGCCGCTCCACCCCCCACTCGCGCAGCTCGTCGATGGTGGAGATGGGCGGGTAGACGACCCGGTAGTCGGCCCCCGTGACGCCCTTGGCGGCCAGGGCGCGGTCGAACTTCTCCTTGTCGCCGGCCGCCAGCGCCTTCTGGATGCGGCGCACGGAGCGGGCGAACTGCACGTCCAGCTCGGTCATGACCGCGCGCGCCCGCGTGTCCTGCTCCAGCCCGAGGTAGGCCTTCGGGACGACGAGGGCCGCGAAGAACTTGTTGCGGAAGTACTCGATGTCCTCGATCTTCCCGAGGTTGGAGTCGCCCTGGAGGACCTTCGCGTCCGACTTCGCCCCCTCGCCCTGCGGCAGCCAGATGTCGTCCTCGGCGAGGGCCGGGTTGTCCTGCACGGCGAGCTGGCCGGTGCGCGTGTCGATGTACCGGCGCTTCTTGAAGGCGTCGCGCACCCGCTCGAGGTGCGCCGCCGCCTCGGGGCCGCGCAGGCCGCCGGTGTCCACGAGGAAGGCGGTCCGCTGCACGGCGCGCGTGAGGCGGGTGAAGACGAGGCCGTCCTCCATCATGTCGAGCCGGCGGAACGTCTTGCGGGCGGAGTGCAGGAGCGAGGTGCCGTAGCGCGAGCGGGCCGTGCGGCGGAGGCGGTAGTGCACGACCTGCCAGTCCTCGAACTCCACCTCGGGCTTGTCCGCCTCGGCCCGGCCCTGCCAGAAGGCGCCCTTGGCCGGGAGGCGCCCGTAGGGGTCCTCGGCCCGGAAGGTCTGGAAGCGGTCGAGGGACTTGACGCGCACCAAGTCCTTGCCCTGGTCGAAGATCAGTTCTTGGAACTCCTCGCCGTACTTCGTCACGTCGCGGGCGAGGGTCCAGACGTTCTCGCGGGCGCCCACGCGCGCCGCGATCTCCTCCAGCGTCTCCTTCAGGCGCTCGTCCTCCGTCTCGAAGGCGAACGTCTCGGACGGCTCGCGGTCGGCGTAGGCGGCGTTATCCGCGAAGATGCTCAGCGCCGCGGCGGCCTCCGGCATCTCCTCGTCGATGCGCTCGAAATCGTTATACCGCGCGGCGCGGGTCTGCTCCAGGCGGGTCCGGTCCTCGACGTAGCGGGCGAGCGCGGGCGGTCCGTAGGGCGACGCGGGGGGGAGGGACTCCGTCGTCCGCGCCGGGTCCGGCGCGGGCGGGAAGAGGCGGTCCATGATGGAGCGGAGGGTATCCTTGAGCGCCATCGCCCCCCGGAAGGGAAAGAGGCCGGGGGCCGCCGCCGACCCCCGGCCCCGGGAAGGGAGGGCACGGCGGCCGTCCGGCCGAGCGTGCCGTCTCCCTCTTACCTCACCGGGCGCGGAAGTCAAGCGCCTTGAGCGCGGCGCGTCAGGAAGGGTCGGATAGGGGCGGAGAAACCGAACGCCCCGCCGGCTCGTGGCCAGCGGGGCGTCTCTCGCGTGAGTGGGCCGATCTCTACCCCAGGGTCTGGAAGATAGCAGGCCCCCCGCGCCGTGTCAAGCGTCGGAGGAAGGCCAGCCCGCCGGCGGCGGTTGCCGGCCGGAGATGCGCAGGTACTCCGCCAGCGCCTCCTCGGTGACGCGCTGGTCCGACCGGACGCGGACGGTGGCCAGGCGCCCGGCCGCGATCTCGCGGTAGACCGTGCGCTCGCTGACGGCGAGCCGCTCGGCCACCTGGCGGATCGTCATGAGCCTCACGCCGGGCCGCCGCGGCGCTCCAAGGCCCCCACGCGGGCCTCCAGCGCCTTGATCTGCTCGGCCAGCGGAATCAGGCGGGCCTCGCCGTGGCGATCGGCCACCTCCAGGACGTTCTCGCGGACGAAGCGGAACAGGACGAGCAGCAGCGCCCGCTCCACCAGGGGCGCCTGCTCCTGGCGGTACTCCAGCACCGGGTCCCCGCTCGGCATCAGCAGCAGGGTGGCCAAGTCCCGCGGTTCGGCCTTCGGGTCCTGCCTCCTGGGGGCCTGGGCCTCGGCGATCTCTTTGGTGATCTGCCGTAGGCTGTCCAGGGGGCCGCCGGTGGGCCCTCGGGCGCTCACCGCGGCCTCGTCGAGGGGGCCATCGCCTGGATGGCCACGGCGACCTCCCGGCCGGAGGCGAGCCCGCACCGGAGGCAGAGCCGGAGGCCGACCGCGGGGGCGGCGGCGAACGGCGCCGTGCCGAAGACCGCCCGCCCGCCGCCGGAGACCGAGTAGACCGTCCGCGTCGGCGGCTGGCCGTCGATCCAGCGGTGGCCCGCCAGCACGCACCACAACTCCCGCCACCGGCTCATACCCCCCTCCCCTCTCGGCGCCCGGCGGCGGCCGACCACCAGGCGTCGGCCCACCGGGGCGCCAGCACGTCGCCCGCGTACCGCTCCCGCGCCTCGGCGCGCGCGGCCGCGGCGACCCGCCGCCGCAGATCCGGGTCCGAGACCAGCGCCTCGATGGCGGCCTCCCACTCCCCGGGGGTGCCGGCGAGCAGCGCCGTCTCCCCGTGCCGCAACCCCGCGTAGTCGCTGAGCGGGGTGGCGACCACGGCGGCGCCCAGCCAGGCCCCGTCGAGCCACTTCCCGAGGCTCTTGCCCCGGTTGAACGGCGTGTCGGCCCACGGCGCTAGGACGATATCGAGGCCCAGCCGGGCCAGGACGGCGGCGAGATCCGGGAAACTCACCCATGTGCTCTCGACGATCTGGGCGGCCGGGATCCCGTCTAGCGGGATGGCCGGCCGGTGGCCCTGGAAGACCATGGACACGCCGGGGTGGCGGCGCAGGATGGACCAGACGGCGGGGGCCGCGAGGCGGAAGTCCTCGTCGTGCGCCGGGGCCGCGACGAAGCCGATGCGGATGCCGCCGGGGGGACGCCGGACTGGCGCGTCGAACCACGCGGGCGGGAGGCCGTTCGGGACCACGTCTATCCGCGCGTTCAGCGGCCGCATGGCCTCCGCGACCCCCGGCGTCGAGCAAGTCACCAAGTCGGCCTCGGCCACCATCGCCCGCATGGCCGCCAGTTCATCCAGAGCGTAGTAGGGTCTCCCCAGCACGTCGGGGTGGCGGAACACGTCGTCGTCCGTGTCATACACGCGGGCCTTGCCCGCCCCGGCGGCCCGCCGCCAGGCCGCGAGCCCGGCTATAGGGTCGCGGGTGCGCTGGAAGACGCAGATCTCGGGCCAATCCCAATCGGCGACCGCGCCCGCCTCATGAACGCGCACCTCGGCATGGCCGCCCTCGGCGGCCCACTCGGGCGGCCAGCGGGCCCGCACGTAGGCGCAGCCGTCCACGCCGGTGGGGAAGACGGCGACCCGGGGCGGGCCGGGCGGCGGCGGGTAGTCCATCTGCGCGACCAAGTCGAACGAGTAGCGGTCCGGCCCGTCATCCAAGTACTCGTAAGCAAAGAAGGGCGTGCGCTGGAGCCGCGCGGCGGCCCGGAGGACCGCGCCCCTCGCCGTCTCCGGCGTCGGGTTCCAGTGGTGCTCCGGGTTGTACTGCCGGTAGAGGTCCTTGTGCGGCAGGTAGAGCACGAGGCGGCCGCCCCGGCGGAGCGTCCGCATCCACTCGGCGAGCGCGGCCTCGGGGAACGGCAGGTGCTCCAGGGCGTGGGAGGAATAGACGTAATCGAGGGACCCGTCGCGGAAGAAGGGCAGGGCCTCGATCGGGCCCACGTGCCGCGCCAAGCCCGGGCGCGCATCCACGCCGACGGCCTCGGGCCTAATCTTCTCTATCGTCCCGCACCCGAGGTCGGCGCCGTACCCCCGGCAGAACGGGAGGAGCCGGGCGCGGCACTTTGCGGTCTCAGAGCTGTACGGGGGGCCCATGCTCAGTTTCCGCCGGCTCCGCGTCCGGCCACAGCGTCCCGGGCACCCCGCCCCCTTGGCGGAACGCCGAGACCATGAGGATCGATTCGTTCTGGAGGAGCGTCTCGTGGATGACGAAGCGCGTCCGGATGAGGGCGCGGAAGGCGCGGGGCGTGAAGTCGCGCTTATGCCAGGGGTTGTCCTGCGTCGTGGGCACGACGGGTGACGACGCGAACAGGACGCCGCGGGGGAGCAGGTTCTCGGCGCAGACGCGGACCAGCCGCTCCGGGTCGGCCACGTGCTCGAGGACCTCGAAGGCGATCACGGCGTCGTAGGGCTCGCCGAGCGGCGCGTCCTCGATGATCTGGCCTGCGTCGAGCCACTGGAAGACAATCGCGGGGTGCCGGAAGTGCGTGCGGGCGTAATTGATGGACTCCTCGTCGTGGTCGAGCGCCAGCACGTAGCCTGCGCGCCCCTGAGTGGCGAGCAGGTACGCGCCGTAGCCGCAGCCGCAGCCCACATCGAGGGCCCGCGCCCCGTGCGGGAGCCGCCAGGCGGCTAGCCGATAGCGGTCGAGGTGCTCCCGTTTCGTGCGGTCTTCCATCGGCTCCAAGAGGTCGCCAAGGTGAAAGACCACCCGCTCGGACGTGTTGACGGCCATCAGCCGGCCGCCTTCTCGACGGCCGCCCAGACGGCCTCGACGGGCACGTCCAGGCAGGCGCAGTCGCCGACCGCCAGGCCCCGGAAGGCCCCCCGGTCGCAGTCGCTGTGGTGGCGCGGCGCCGGGCGGTCGTGGTGGCAGGCGAGGCAGGGGAAGCCCTCGCGGCGCACCGCCGTGTGCTCCGGGCCGTGCACCCGCAGGGCCGGGTCCGTCCCGCCCCAGACCCCGACGGTCGGGACCGCGAAGCAGGCGGCGAGATGGACATGGAGGGAATCGCAGAGGACGGCCAGGCGCGCCCGGCTGTAGACGCCCGCGAGCTGCTGGAGCGTCGTCCGGCCGCAGAGGCTCCGGCCGACGCCGACCCGCGTGGCCCCCCCGACCTCCACCACGCGGAAGCGCGCCTCCAGCCGCCGGGCGACCTCCCGGAGGCGGTCCAGCGGCCACGTCCGGATGGGCCAGCCGCCGTCGGACGAGACGACGCAGAGCGGCGGGCCGTCCGCGAGCGAGGCGGCCATCTGCCGGCCCTGCTCGTCCAGGTGCCAGCGCGGGCGGTCCGGGAGGACGCCGGCGGCCCGGGCGTAGGCGGCCACCAGGTGGGTCCGGGGCTCCCGCTCGTAGGCGTCGTCGAGGTCGATGACCTCGTCGAACTCCCCCCGCCGCCGCAGGAACCCCGTGTCGGTCGTGAAGCGGTCGGCCGCCGGGCTGTGCGCGATGCCCGGCAGGTAGCCCGGCGTGGTCAGCATCGTGATGTGCGCCGCGGGGTACTTCTCCCGGAGGCCCCGGAGGATGGGCTCGACGCAGAGCACGTCCCCGAAGGCCGAGCCCCGGCGCACCAGGACCCGCCAGCGGCCGAAGGCGCGGTCCCGCAGGTAGCCGGCCCAGCGCGCCCGCATGGCCGCCCGGTTGCGCAGCTCGTTCTCGGCCGGGTCGTAGCCGAGCAGGTGGCGGTCCGGCCCGTCCATCGTGGCGCGCCCGAGGTGCCGGACCGGGGCGTCGGGCACACGGACGATCTTGTAGCCGGCCCGGCGGAGGCGGAGGGAGAGGTCGGCGTCCTCGCAGGTGGCCCAGGCGAGGGACGCCTCGTCGAACAGGCCGTGGAGTTGGCCGAGGCGGCGGGGGACGACGAAGCAATGCCCGCTGAGGTACTCGGGCGCGGCGCCGGGGGCGCAGGGCACCCCGAGGAAGTCCGCCGTGAGCGCGCCGTAGGGGTCGGCCGGCCCGACCTGCCCGACGAGCGGGTCGGCCCGGAAGGGCGCCAAGAGGGCGTCGAGCCAGCCGGGGCCGACCTCGGTGTCGTTGTTCAGGACGCAGAGCCACTGCCCGGCGGCGGCGGCGGCCTGGGCGTTGTGGGGGGCGATGAACCCCCGGTTGGCGCCGTGGGTCGTCAGCCGAACGGCGGCGCGTTCCGCCGCCAGCGCCCGCAGGTAGTCCCCCGTCCCGTCCGTCGAACCGTTGTCCGTGATATGCAGCTCCCAGGGCCCGGGCGTGTGGGCGACAAGCGACTCGACGCAGCGCCGCGTCAGGTCCAGGCGGTTGAGGCAGAGGAGGGAGACGGAGACGAGGGGCGTCACGGTGCCGTGGCCTCGTTGACAATCCTCACGGTGGCGCTCCACTCCCCCACGACGCGCCCCACGTACTCCCGCAGGCCGATGCGGTAGTTCGGCAGCGAGGCGCCGCCGGGCCGCCGCTCGGAGCGGAGAACGGAATAGACGGGGCGGGCGGCGGCGCCCCGGGCCGCTAGTTCTGGGGCGGCGATCCGGCGGACGGTACGCGGCAGGCCGGCGAGCGCCAGGGCCCCCTCGGCGAGGTCGGCCCACGTCGTGTCGCCGCCCCCAGAAAGGTGGAGGACGCCCGTCCGGCCCGCCGCCACGCAGTCCGCGATGGCGGCGGCGAGATCCGGGACGTAGGTCGGCGCAAATGTCATGTGCACGGGGGCCTCAACGGGCTCGCCGCGCCGCGCTTTCACCAGCACGCGCCGCACGAAGTCGCCGCCCTTGCTGCTCGTGCCCGCCCCGCCGAAGAGCGCCGAGGTGCGGACGACCAGCGTCCCCCCGAAGGCCCGCAGCGCTTGGCGCTCGCCGACCCACTTGCTCAGGCCGTACATGCTGAGCGGGTTGGGGGCGTCGGCCTCCACGTATGGCTCGCCCTTCCGACCGTCGAAGACGTAGTCCGTGCTCACGGTCACGAAGGGGACGCACTCGCTGGCGCAGGCTATGGCTATCTGCTCCACGGCGAGGGCATTGACGTTGTACGCCCGCATCAGCTCCCGCTGGCACTCGTCCACGCGGTGGTAGGCGGCGCAGTTGACGAGGGCGTCGAAGCGGTGGGGCCGCAAGCCGTCCGCGACGGTCTCGGGCCGCGCCAAGTCGAGGTGCTCTCGCGTCAGGCAGACCGTTTGCCAGCCCCGGGCGCGGGCCGCCTGCGCGACGGCCGTCCCGAGGTCCCCGGCGGCGCCGACGATGACAAGTGAAAGCATGCGCTATATCTGCGACAGACAGTAACGTATCCCGTGGCCGCCATCACGGCAGTGGCGGTAAGCCTTGTTCCTGCCCACACTCCAAGACACGGCTATAATAAGACCGAGCACTAACACCAGCATAGCCGCTCCGAGAAGTGCCTCAGCGAGAACGTTATCTTTCATTGATCCATCCCCGCGTCTTCCTGCTGAATCGAGGCACTTTCCCTAGAATGTGACCGGCGCGCTGTAACACATCAAAATCGGTGCTACCAACCGCCATGGATGGCCCGCGTCTCACATGTCTAGTGCTACTAAAGAAGGAACCCTCACCTTCAAGATATCCGGCCAGCCAGCGAATATCGCTTGCCTTGATGGCTAAACGACCCCGCCCATGGTCGCAAGTTCGTGTTCCATCTCGCGAAGGTGTTTCATCCATAGGATATTCTCCCCCCGGATTCTTTCCGAACCGTCCAGCGCCTCGGGGTGGTCGCAGAAGTGCCGCACCAGCTTGCGCGCCGCCTCCTCCACCGTGGCCCGCGGGGCGAACCCCAGGACCTCCCGCGCCCGCTCGCCGCTCACGCGGTAGTTGCGCAGCGTGCCCTTCGCCTCGGTGAAGCGCAGCATGACGGAGCGCGTGGCGTGGGCCGAGGCGAACCAGACGGCCGAGGCGACGGCGCGCACCTGGGCGTTCTCCCCCACGATGTTCAGGACGCGCCCCCGCACGGCCTCCTCGGGCGCCTCCAGCGCCAGGCGGTAGGCCTCGGCGGCGTCCCCGACCTCCACCAGCGGGCGCCAGATCGTCCCGTCCCCGTGGACGCTGATGACGCCGTCCCGCAGGGCCGTGACCGCCATGGTGTTGACGACCAGGTCGAAGCGCATCCGGGGGGAGAGGCCGAAGACGGTCCCCTTGCGCAGGATCACCGGGCAGAAGGCGGGCTCCTGCTCGGCCAGGCGCAGCAGGGCGCGCTCGGCGGCCAGCTTGCTCACGGCGTAGGTCGCCGTCGGCGCCACGGGCGCGTCCTCGTCCAGCACCTCCGGCTCGCCGGGGTAGCCCCGGTCGTAGATCGAGGCGGTGGAGGCGAGGACGAAGCGGCGCACGCCGTGCTCGGCGCAGAGCGACGCGAGATGGCGGGTGCCCATCACGTTGATCCGGTGGGTCAGGGCCGGCCAAAACTCGGAAACGGGATCGTTGCTGAACGCGGCCAGGTGGACCACGGCCTCCACGCCCTCCAGGTCGGTCTCGTCGGCGAGCCGGACATCCTTCCGGCGGAGGTCGATGCGCTCGCGGACGTCCTCCAGGGGCTTGGAGCCGAAATACATTTTGTCGAGGACCCTGACCGCGTGCCCTGCCTCCAAGAGGCGACGCACGAGGACGGACCCGATGAACCCGGCACCGCCGGTTACGAGGATCATCGGGGCGCCTGCAGCATCCACACGACGCGGCCGCAGGCGCAGGGGAAGACGCTGCCCCCGCGCGGCGGCGTCGTGCGGCACGTCCGGATGTTCAGCAGAACATCGGCCAAGGGCGGCGGGGACGGAGAGAGCCTATTGTCCAGCATAAGGTGGCAGATCTCCGGCCCGCAATTCGGCGGCACCACGACAATCACCCGCGTGTCCGCGAACTCCCGACAGAGGGCGAGCCTGGCCCAGTCAGTCACGGGCGACCACCTTCACCGGTCGCGGGGAGCATCGGGGCGCTCCGCCCACCCTCCACTCGTTCCCGACGAGGATGTTGCCGTGATTATCATGGGTGACGCATCGGATCAAGGTGCCGCCCCGGTCGTAGGTAAGCACTGTGGTCCAGACGAACAGCTCGCCGTCACGGACCACGGGCGAGCCAGTCGGCTCCGCCGGCCGCTCGACGACAGCGGCGCGGAGCGCCAGTACGCCCACCGCCCCGGCGGCCAGGGCCAGCACCTCGCGTCGCGCAAACTGTTTGCCGTCATCCATCGGCTCCTCCTCCTCCGCTCACTGCGCGTCAACAAAGAACGGCGCCGATATGAGGCGCTCCTGAAAGGAGAAGGTTATCTTCTCGTCCGGTTGAAGCAACAGCGGGAACTCCCGAATTGGCAAGATAGTCCCAGGAAAAGGCGCTATCCTCACCATGCTTTCGACGAACACCGTGACCGCCGTGACGTGTACGCGCGCCTGCGGGCGGAAGATGCCCGTCACGCCCGGGCCGACCCACCAATGCGTCCCCTTTGGATCGCGGCGGCGTTCAGCGAGGATCCGCCCGGCCTCCAGCGTTCCCAGGCTCTCCGGCGAGGGCCCGCCCAAGACGAGGATGGTCGCCCACTCCGCGATCTTCGGCGACACGAGAGCGTGCGGCCTGCTTAGAACGAGTCCCACCTGATCCTGCATGCCGCTCTTGACGATTTCCAGTGTGGACACAGGTTCCCCCGCCCTCACCGCCCAATCCGCAGCACGCAATAGAGCGTCGTGTGCCCGACGCGTTTGCAGTCACCGTAGGCGTAGACCTGCCACTAGGCGATGAGGGCCAAGAGGAGGACGAGCGCACCGATCATGGCGGCAAGCACCCACGGGGCGGATGAATCTCGGCCGCTCACCGCAGCCGCCCGTGCCGCTCGCGGATCGCCCGCAGGATCCGGTCCAGCTTGCCGATGACGACGCAGAGCGCCAAGAGGATCAAGAGGAGCAGCGCCTTCCCCGCGCCATCCATCCTACCCCTCCAGCGTCATCCGCAGCGGCGCCCGCTTCGGCGCCGGCTTGGCGCCCTCCACCAAGGGCGGCGCCCCGAACAGCGGCTCCAGCACCAGCACGCGCATCTGGCCCGCGTCCGTCCAGCCGACTTGGACGATCTCGGAGCCGGGGGCCAGGTCCAAGACAGCGGCGCCGTCGGCGTCCGCCTCCGGGATCTTGGTCACGAGGCGGTAGCGACCGCCGCGCAGGGGGGCGCTCATCGCGGCTTCACCTCCCACACCTCGGCCCCGAAGGCCCAGGCGTCGATGCGCTCCTCGTCCGGCGCCTCCCGCACGTACACCTCGCTCCCCACGCAGAGCAGCGTCGTGTCGTCGTCCAGCGCCATCCAGCCGTGGAACGTGCCGGGGGGCACCGTCAGCAGCTTCGGCTGCTCGGCGCTCAGGATGTGCGCCTCCAGCTTGGCCTCGATGACGTGGCCCTGCGCGACCAGGGGGGCGAGTTGGCCCGCCGTGATGACGCCCGGCGTCTTGGCGAGCACGACTTTGGCCCGGCCCCGCACGCAACAGAAAAAATCCCACAGCTTCGCGTGGCGGTGGAAGGCGCGGATCGTACCGCGCGCGGGTGAGCGGACGAGGTAAATCTGGCGTATCGGTCGGCCCTCCGGCATGTCATGGTCATGGAGAATTTCATACAGCGACCCGCGGTCGTCCTCGTGGACCGTGAGCGGCGTGACGGCCTGGCCCTTGACGGCGACGGTCATCGGCGGCTCCTCACTGTGGTCGCTGCAATCTCAGCCAGTCGGCCCGCATCTCACGCGGCGGCGCGGCGAAAGGACATGACCGCGACCTCCAGGCGGTCAACGTGCGCGACGTGCTCCTCGGGGACCATCCGCATCGCCTTGGCGGCGGCCTGGTTCTCGTCCTTCGCCAGCACGGCTTGGGGCTGGACGATGATCTGCGGGGCCGTCCCCTCGTCGAAGACCTGCTTCTGCGTGGGCTTGAGGACGACGAGCACCAGGTACGGGTTCAGGGGTTCGATGACGACGTTGTGCATGGCGCGTCTCCCTTCATGGCGGCGGTGCGCTGCTCCTCGGTGAAGTTCAGCACGGCGCTGGCCCCGGCGGCGTTGCCGACCGCAGCGGCCGTGCGGGCGTTGCGCGTGTTGCTCATTAGCGCGGCGTACATGGCGTCCATCCCGGCGTGAGACGCCGCGTAGCCCAGGCTGGCCGCGGCCGTGATCCCCAGCGACCCGGCCTCGGCGAACGCGTCCACATTGGCCCCGAGGTACAGGAACTTCCAGCCGGCGGCCTCGCGCTCGGCCACGAGCTTCTGGACCTCGGACTTCGTGAACTTGCGGCTCTCATTCTCCTGCCCGTCCGTGATGACCATGCACACGACCAGGTCGGGGCGCTCCGGGGCGTCGGCGAGGCGCGCCGCCAGGTGGCGGACGGTCTCGCCCAGCGCGTCCAGCAGGGGGGTGCCGCCGCGGGGCACCAGCTCGAGGCGCTCCTCGCGGACCTCGGCCACGGGCGCCCGGTCGTAGACCAGCTCGAACGGGTCCTGGCTGTCGAAGCGGACGAACGTCAGGCGCACGTCGCCGGGCAGCGCCCGCTGGTCGCGGACGAACGAGCGGAGGCCCCCTTCGTGGTCCGCCCGGCGGGCCTCCATGGAGCCGGAGCGGTCGAGGATAATAACGAGATCGGTGCGGTCGGTCATAGGGCCCTCCCTTCCTTCTCGGTCCGCGGTTTCACCGGCACACCTCCACCCACTGGCGGTTCCCCCGCGCCGGCCCCCACACTTCGAAGATGCAGGACCGGCCGCGGGGCGGGGAGGCCCGGGGCGGGGGCGGCGCGGGGATGACGGCGGGGCCGCCGCGCGCGGCGGTCTCCCGCTTGATGCAGTCGCCGTATCCGAGCCAGGCCCCGACATCCCCAGGCTTCGGGGGCAGGCCGCACGGGGTCTCGGCGGCGGCCGGCGGCCCGATCTCGCGCGGGGCGTTGCTCCGCGCGCGCTCCTGGGCGGCGCGGGCGGCGGCCTGCTCCCGGTGCTGGCACTCGGCGAGGGCGAGGGCGTCCAGGCCGGCGCAGGGCGCGGCAAAGGCGGGGATCGACGCCACGAGGAGCGCGGCGGCGACTAGCGAGATCAGGACGGATCGTCTCACGGGTTCCACCCCTCCGGGAACTCCGCGCGATCCCATCGCCGCATGAGTTCCTCGCAATAGAAGTTCGTCTTGAGCGCCGGCAGGGTGTCAGCCAGGTGCCTGGGCCGCCCCGGCGGATGCACCGGGCAGCCCCCTGTGCTCTCGCTCGGGCACGTGCAGCGCGGCCACGCGTTGGCAGCGGCCGGCCCGGGGCAATCCGGGCAGCGCTCGACTGACGGCGCGAAGCAGGCCCCGCAGCCCGGGCAGCGCCAGCCTTCGCGCACAGCGATTGTCACGCGGCCTTCCCCCCCGGCTGGCAAACCGTTTGCCGCTCCGTCGGCGCCCCCTCCTCCCGCACCATCGCGTACCCGAGCACGTCCCGCCCGACCACCGTGCCGTCCGCGCGATACTCGGCCCGTGCCAGCAGCTTGGGGGACAGCCGCCAGGTCCACGGCCAGCCGGGGTGGCGCACGCGGGCCCAGACGATATGGCCCTGGCCGTCGAGGGCGTGCTCCAGCAGCTCCCAGCCGGCGTGCTGGTTGATCACGACGCGGGCGGCTTCCCCGGCCCGGTCCACCCACACGTCGTCGTAGAGGACCTCCACGGCGTCCCGCTCCACCACGTCGTACCAGGGGGAGGAGTGGGCCAGCGGCGGCGGGCTCGCCGCGGGCAGCTTGCCGGCCAGGAGGCGGCGGAGGAGCGCGGAGTGGTCGGCGTCCGCCGCGAGGCGCACCAGGGCCGCCTCGCCCACGCCGCGCTCGGCCTGCGCCCGCGTGCGGAGCCAGCGCGCCACGGCGGCGACTGCGGCGGCGATCTGGTCGCTGGTCAATGAACTCGCCATGGCGCTAAACCTCCAGCGTGGAAATCGCGATGCGGTGCCAAGGCGTCGTCTCGACGGAGGCCGCGGCGATGGTCACCGAATCGAATGCCCCGCAGACCGGGCAAGTATAGCCCGCCGCCATTGCGGAGGCATAGCCGATCCAGCCGCATGAGCATGACCAGAGCAAGGGTCGCGGGAGCTCATTGGTCACTTGTCCTGTCCCCCTCCCTCCAGCCACCGGCGCGCCGCCGCCTCGAGCATGGCCGCAGGCTCCGGCATCTCATCCCAGGTGCGGCCGTCCAACAGGCGGCCGCCACTCTTCGGCGTCGGCCCGCCCCACTGCTTGAAGAAGAACGGCACCCCGGCCGCCCCGCACTGGTCGCGGATCAAGCGCACCCATTGCAGGGCTTCAGGCTTCACGTGAGCGACAAAGGGACTAACGGGCTGGCGATGAATCAACGCCCGCTCCGGCGGCCCGCCGCTCTCGCCGCCACAAATAACCCATATCACGAAGGGCCACTGCGGCACGGCGTCCGGCGGCAGGCCGTGTCCGCCGGGGTGGCCGCGCAAGACCGGGTGGAAATAGGGACGTAAGTCAATCGGCCCCAGCAAGGGCTCTAGGCTCACGAACCGGATGGCGGCCGGCGTCTGGAGCAGGAGCGGGATGCGCTCGTTCGCGCGGTATTGGTCCTCGGCGCTCACGCCGAACCAGAGGTTTGGAAATGGCTGCACGACTTTCGTGTCGTCATACCAATCAGTGACGATCTCACGCATTCGATATGCCCGCTTGGTCAGAATCTGGTACATATGTTGCGGAGCCTTGACTACCATTCCAAGGACCCCCCAGATGAATTTCAGTGGTACGTCCTCATGGAACAGATCGCTCATGCTGTTCACGAACACCCGCCGGGGCTGCCGCCAGTGAAGGGGTTGGTCCAGGCGGTCGGCGTGCAGCGCCACCTCGGAGAAGTCGGCGCCGCGCCGCTGCGTAATCCGCTCAGCATAGCAGAACTTACAGCCGGGCGAGACCTTGGTGCAGCCCGTCACGGGGTTCCACGTGGCGTCCGTCCATTCGATGGCGCTGCGGTCACTCATAGCGGGGTCTCCGCCGCAGCAGGCGGCGCGGCCAGGCGCGGCGGCTCTCCCGGGTCCCGAGCAGCATCCCTACAAGCGACACACACAGTAGCTCCGGTCTGTTCATCGTAGATTCCCCAAGGACGGAAGTAGCCACAGACAAGACATTTTCAAGTTTCACCAACACGCGGCGTATTCACACGTCGCGGCGGCCCCACCGGCACGAACCAGGGGTCGCCCGGTTCGGCCCCCCAGCCAGCGTCGTCATGCTTCTCAGGGTCGAACCGCTCCAGGCGCAGCAGGCCGAGGTCTGCGGCCTTCCCCTCAATGTAGTCCCCAGCGATGTCCGTGGCCCACCCCCACTGGCGCCAGTTAGCGAGCATCCACTGCCACAGGGCCTCGGTCGCTTCGGCGCGGGTCATCGCGGGGGCTCCGGCAACGCCCGCGGGATCTCAATGCTTATCAGTAGCAGTTCACCTTTCCACGCGACGGTTGCGTAGGCGATGACGTGGCGGCCCTTTTGGTACGCCCAACCCACATCAGGTCCGGTGACGATGTAGGGCCCTGAAACTTTGACCGATACTTTGAGGGGTCCTCGGTTGTCGGTCATCGCGGCGGCTCCGGCGGTCTGCGCCATTTCAGTTCCTCATCAGAACGACCCAGCACATCCCCCGCACGCCGGGTCGCCCGTAGACAGGCCAGCGCCAGATGGCGACCTGAACAGGGGAGGGAAGGAGCCGGCACCACGTCGTCGCCATGTCAGATCCCTTCCGCATGTTACACCTCCGGCACACTGACCGCCGCGATGGCGTCCTGGGGCCCGTCATCACCCTTCCGATGGTAGATGCGGACCACGGCTTTCAGACCGATCACCGCGTCGCTGAAGCGTTTCGAGAGCGTGGCGATCCTCTCGTCTAAGGGGAGGCCGCCGAGATCGCTCGTCTGGAAGAGCGCGAATCCCCGGACGTCGGCACCCTTGGGCAGACCATGTTTCAGACGGATGAGCTGCGCGAGGTTGTCGAGGTTGTTCCGCTCGCGGCCCATGGAGTCCACGAACTTCCCCGCCGTGAGGTTGACGCGCTGTTCGGTCTGGCGCCCGGCGAAGGCGGTCTCCTCGCCTAACTTGCCGGCCAGGATGCGCCAACGGACGCGGCCGAACGGCGCCACCATCTTTCCGGTCTTCGGGTCGAGATCCCACGTCGAGGTGTCCGCCACGTCGGCGCGGACGGCCTCGGCGAAGTACGAACCCTGGTCAATGGGGGTCGAACGGATGTCCTCGGAGACGGTGCCTACGATGTCGAGATCGTCACTCATCTTGGTCCTCCTTGTGGGCCGACGACGCGGCCAGGGATGGGTTGGATGTCCAGAACGCAGACGGTCTGCCACGCTTGTGCCGGGCTGTCCCATACGGCCCAGCACTGTTGGAGTGGGCTACTCCAGATCAGGATAGACCAGAGGATGGCCCCTACGATCCCCATAGTTCCACCTCATCCTGCCGCATAACGCCTCCTTCGCCCTCGGGCTCGGTGGGATGTGAGAACGCCCAATCAGGCACGGGCGTCCAGTCCTTGTTGTACCGCCTGCTCGATGATCCGCCAGTCCGGCGCACACTGCTTCGGGAGCAGCGCGGCCAACTCCCGCGGGAGGTGCATCCCCGCCGACTGGACACGTGCCGACGGAGCGAGGCGCCACGTGAAGGTGTCCTTCCCCTGCGACTCCTCCCGCTCACAGTTGATCAGGAACGGGAACATCCCGAAAATGTCTTGGCGCCCCATGCGCCCAGGAAACGCTGGCATCCCCGTCTTGAATGACTTGGGATTGTCCGGGTCGGACGGCTCCCGGTCGAGGTAGGCTGTGCCGGCGACGACCGGGATGCGGGACTGCATGAGCGGCGCAAAGGTCCGCGAGAACTCCGCGTGGAAGCGGCTGTACTTCCGCGCGCCCTCCTTGTCGAGGTAGTCCGTCTCGGTCCAACCGAGGAGCGGCATCATCAGGGGATACCACCACGACATCCCGTCGATGACGAGGGTGTGGACGTCGCCGAGCTGGCCGGTGATCGCGGCCTTCAGGGCACCATGGAACTCGTCCGCGACGGTGCGGCGATGGGCGAGATCCAGGGTCTCCCGGAACTCCCACGCCATGACGCGGATGGCGTCGGACGGGACGATACTGGAGTAGCCTTGCTCGCCCGGGACAACAAGGAAAAGGATGTCGCCTTGGACTGGCGCTCCCCATACGATGGTCTCTGCGCCATCCCGGGTCCGATGTGGCAGAGTCAGGGCGCCCGTGCTCTTCCCTGCGAGGGGCAGGCCGGTGAAGAGGACGCGGCAGACGGAGCGGAGCCAGGTCAGGCGGGTGAGTTCAATCGGTGGCATCGTCGGCCCTCCAGAGTTCCTTGAGGAGTGCGTCCATCCCCGCTCTTAGCGCGGCGTCGCTGCACACCACGAGATAATAGACCTCTTCGATGGCCTCTACTAAGGGCCGGAAGGATCGATCAGGCTGCGCCGTCATCTGCGTGCCCTCCGACGACGGCGGCGTCGCCAAAGCACTGCTCCCAGAACTCACACCGGCCGTACCAGCGTTGACAGCCGTCGATGGGAATCTGCGCCCACTCGTCCATCGCCGCGTAGACGGTCTTCATCGCACGACACCGCGCCAACCAGCGTTCCGCGATGGCACGGCGTGGGGCGTCGAAGGGGAAGGGCTGCGCCGGTGGGAACGTCCACTCCCGCACGGTCTTCTTCGGGCGCTGGGCGAAGTCGATCAGGAACTGGACCGGCTTCGGGCCGTCCGCGTAGGGGAGACAGTTGGCGAGGAGCTGGAGGTCGTAGGCGTAGCGGCGCCAGTCGTAGGGGCGCGCGGAGGTCTTGACATCGACGACGGTGATGGCACCATCCCCGATATCCATGACGGCATCGGGCATCGTGAGGTAGTCGTCGCCGAAGAGGAGCATGGGATGCGTCTTCGGGTCAAGGTAGGGATGCAGCGCGAGCGGGCGCCAGTGCGACCGGGCGTCCTTCCACTGGTCGTAGTATTGCGGCGCGAAGAGACCGAGTTCTGCATGGAGGATTGCCCGATCTGCCTCTTGGAGATGGCCGGCCTCCTTCGACACTTCGAGGATCGCATACCCGCACGCCATTGTCGGCGCCCAGTTCTCACCAGCAAGCGTCGCCCGCCAGTAAGACGTGACGATGTGGTCCGCGCCGATGCCGATCAGCGCCGGAAGGCTCGCCGGCCGGTCCAGCGCCCGGCCCTCCCGGATGGCGACGAGGTGGGCGTACTCTTGAGGGCACCGGGAGAGCGCGGCGAAGGTGGTGTGGCGCTCGTAGCGGGTGAAGAGCATGTTGGGCATCAGGACACCTTCTCCGGCGCGATGGGCGGCGTGTACGCGTACAACGCTGCCGCCAAGAGATCCTTGTAGATATGCATCGCCTTCAACGCGCCGAGGGCGATGGCCGTGTCCGGGGGCGCAGTGTAGTAGGTCAAGCAGGATTCTGCGAAGGCGTTGAGGAGGTGCATGCTGGTCGTGACGTCCATGGCGGGACCATCCTTTCCTGAGTCGGCCGCAGCCGAGTTCGTGGTGTCGAAGCGCCACACGTGGGACGCACTCTACACGTCTCTACGCCGCCTGTCAACGGGGCGCCACGTGGCGGGCGTGTGGCAAACGACGTGCCAGTCCATCGCGCCAAACACTGAACATCCGGCGCGCCTTGACAGCCCAACACCGCGCCTTATAATGCGCCCCATGCCGATCACCTTCGTCACCCTCCGTCGCCTCGCGGATCACCTTGCTCACCATTGCAGCTACCATGAAGGCCTAGAGACCGTGCGCCGTCTCGCGTGGGGCGACGAAGCCGCGCTGCCTCCCCTCGGCCTAGATGAACTCTTCCTCCTGTTGCGCTCCCTCCTGCATGAGATGGGACACAATGTCAACGATAGGGCATGGCTAGAGTGCCACTTCCCCGACTACGCCGCGACTAGGCCGCTAGAGAGCAATCAGTCCCAAGATAGCCTAAGTAGCTGATATTGTTATCACTGCGGTCACGGGAGGCATCAGTGATAGTAGAATCAATAAGTTACGCGTCAAAATGATGATGTATGTCACTCTTAGGACAGTAGTAGAACAGGAACGGCGCCTGGTATACTAGTCGTCATATGACGGGTACTTGGAGGCCCGCTTGAATCTCCTCAAGATCCGCAAGGCCGACGACATCCTCACGGAGCCAGACATCGGCATCGATTGGTTGTGGGAGCCCTACCTTCCCCTGGGAACCCTGGCCGTCCTCGCCAGCTATCCCAAGGTCGGCAAGTCCACGCTGGCCTATCCTCTCGCTCTGGCGATTCAACGCGGGGTGCCCTTCCTGGGGGGCGCGACCAAGCAGAAAAACGTCCTGATCCTCGCTGTGGAGGAACACCCCCAGGACGTCCAGCGCCGGCTCCGGGCCTTGCGTGCCCATGATGTGCCGCTCCACCTGCATCGAGGCGGCCTGCCACCGACCGCTGCTCTCCATCTGGAACTCCGAGAGTACGTTCGCGCCCAGCAGATCGGCCTGGTCATCCTCGACACCCTCGCCCACTTCTGGCGGGGCATCGTGGACGACGAGAACGACAACATGCAGGTGTTGAAGGCTGTGGCCCCCTTCCTGGAACTGGCGCGGGCGACGGGCGCGGCGGTCCTGTTGCTCCATCACGAGCGGAAGAGCGCAGGGACCGCCGGAAAGACCATTCGGGGAGGCGGCGCGCTGCTTGGCATCGCGGACCAGGCGTTCTTGTATGGCTACACCCGTGCAGGGCGACGGTCGGCGAAGAGGGTGCTAGAGACCATCGGGCGCTACGCTGAGTCCCCCGCGTCTCAGGTGGTCCTGTACGAGCGCGGGGCCTTCCGGGTGGATCGGACGGACCCTGAGCAGATCCGCGGCGGCTTCGATGCCCCTACTCCTCCCACCCGTCCGCCGGAGGAAGCCGATGGTGGCGACGGGGGAAGGTGACGGGGTCTGGAGTGACGAAGGGTCGCGCGGGGCGGGCCGGCGCCCACCCGATGCGCGCCTCGACGAGAGGGAGGCGAAGGTGGTAGACGGCCCAGAGACGTTCAAGGGCGGCGATGTCACCGGCCCGAGCACGGGTGAGGTCCGAGCGGCGGGCCTCGCAGTCGGGGTCGGGGAGGGTGTCGGCGTAGCCGTGCGTGGGTTCCTCCGCTTGGTTCGGGTAGTAGCGGACGCCCTTTCTCGCCTGTTTCATGGCGTGCCTCCGGCGTCGTCTGCTGCCAGGAGGGCTCTTTCCGCGGCATTGACAGCCATGGAGAGGACGGACAGGACCCCCCCGACCTCGAAACCATCCTCTGGCGGCCCTTGGAGGACATCTCGGGCGGCGCCTAGCAGGGCGTCCAGGGCCTTATGGAGCAGAGGACAGGTAGGACAGGGGGCCGACGTGGCGGACGCACGGACGGGGCCTCCCAGCCCCTCACAGGGCGGTGTAGCCAAATCGGCCAGTCGAGCCGCCCTTTCCCGATCAAGGGCGCCGAGCTGGGGGAGGTGCAGATGAGCCAGTACACGACTCAGGGCCTCATCAGGTGTCATGGGTCCTTTCTCCTTCGCAGCCTCCCATCGCGCCTCCGCGGAAGACTGCGCGATAGGACGGCCGCACCACATACAGGACCATTGGTCAACAGTCCACAGGAGCGGGGCGCCGAGGTGGTCTACTAGGCTACACCTCCCCACGGTGCCCCTCCTTCCTTCGGCGCCGTTGCCGGAGCCATCCGATCACGACGACCGCGAGCAGGCCCCACGGGACCGCGAGGAGCAACAGGCCCACCCGCGCCGCGGCGTTCATGGCGCTCCTACGTGGACCCACGTCCAGGGCCATCGCGTCGCGTCTGCGGCCAGTGTCGGCGCCCGTTCGTGCAGGATAAAGACCCCGTTACGGTTCAAGGTAATGCGGCGCCCATCCTTCCCCCGGACCTCCCACGTGCCCCGGTCGGGGTTCCAGCGTACTGCGTCGGCCCACGTGGAGAGTCCTTCCTGATAGGTCATGGTGTGTCCTCTCCCTTCCGCGGGTCGTCGTAC